TATCCCTGATGCGGTACGTCCAGCACCATTCAACGACAAGTATCTAACGGTCCAGTACGATCGCTTGATCCCCCTTATGATCGAAGCTATCAAGGAATTGAAGCGGGAGATCGAAACACTTAAGCGCGAACTAGGTAGGTAATAGACGATGGCGATTCCTGCATCCGGTGCTGTGTCTCTTCTAGACTTGCAGGACGAGTTTGGTGGAGCTACGCCTATCAGTATCAACGAGTATTACAAGGGCGGGGCTAACGTTCCGAATACGACCACCAACGCCTCGGTCCCTACCTCTGGAACCATCAGCTTTGATGACTTCCACGGAGCTTCTGATATTCCACCTCTCAGTGGTACCAAGTCCGGTAACGCGTTCGGTAGTAGGAACGCTCCGGGTGGTACGGTAGTTACCAACTCAGTCACCATTACTCCGTCGGGCGGTGTGGCTCCTTATACCTACGCTTGGTCTTATGTATCTGGTGATAACCTTACCATTGACTCACCTACCTCTGCGACTACCAGCTTTGAAGGTATCGTGTCTGGAGCTGCGCCCGACAAGGTTGGTACCTACAAGTGTCGAATCACTGATCATGTAGGAACTATCTTCGACGTTACGGGAGTAACGGCTGAAATTGAAATGATTTCTTAAAGGAGCTTTCTCTTGGAATCCATCTACGCCAAGCCTGCTTGGTTTGTTCAAACCGTATCAGACTTACAACGCCACGAGGGATTCCGGGAGTTTGCTTACCCCGATCCTTTGTCTCCGATCGGACGGAAGTTCCCACAAGGTAAGCCTTGGGGTTTCTCCCCGGGTGATGCACTTCTAGCAAAGTTTGGTTTCTCGGAACGAGACGGACGTCCTTGGACGTGTGGATTCGGAGATACCGTAGGTGTCACCCCCGCAACTCGCTGGCCCCTGCCATACGCTACTCGGCGTCTGGAACAGCAGTTGATTGACCACGTGAAAGGACTGGATATGTTGATGCCCGACTGGCACAAGCATCCACTACCAGTCCAGACCGTGCTAGCAAATATGATCTACAACCTAGGGCTAAAGCGTCTATCGATGTTCCGTCCTACTCTAAATGTAATTGATTCGGGTAATTACGCTGGTGCCGCTGTGCGTCTTCGTGCTACCCCTTGGTTCCGACAGACGGGATCTCGCGGCATTGAGCTGTGCAACCGTCTCCAGTTCTGTAAGATCGAACCGGAACACTTAGTAGTCAGAGAGGCTTAAGTTATGGAAGATAAGGACATCCTAGAAGAAATCCTACCTAGCGCGGAAGCGACGAAGGTGGAACATCCCGAACAGCGGGAAGTAATTGAGTGGCTATTCACCAACGACAAGACGAATCCTGCGGCAGTCAACATCTTCCGCATCTTTCATCAGGTCACATACGCGAATAGCCTAGGCGTCATGCACGCTAAGAAGAAGGATAGCGACGAGATCGTAACCCTCCTAGTAGGAGTGGATATACAGGACGACGGCTCTATCCAGACATGGCCTCTCGCTAAGGTCCTGACCCCTGAGGAGCAGAACTCCTTTGTATCTCCGGACGGAGAGGGAGGTTGGCTTGAGTGAGAAACTTAACGGTCAACAGTTACTAGACCTATATTCGGAAGGCGCGAGCGACGTAGAAATCGCTCGTGCTATGAAGGTAACCATCGCCAAGTTTTATAGGCTTTGCGAGGAAGTACCAGATTTCGCCGAGTTCGTAGAACGTGGTCGTACCCTAGCACAAGCTTGGTGGTATGAGCAGGGTCGTACGAATCTGTGGCGGAAGGACTTTAACATTGCCCTCTATAACTTCAACATGAAGAACCGTCACGGTTGGGCTGATAAGGTTGATACCAACGATACAACTGATAAGAACCCGGTTGATCTGAATCAAGCTAAGGGACAACTACAAGTCCTGCTTGGCAAGATCGCCAAAAAGCACCCCGAGCTATTAAGCGGCGTTAACTTACACCAGAAGTCTAACTTAGACGAGAACGAGGATGACTGATAGCTCGGACCTTACCTCGGATTTCCTAGTGTCCTTAAAGGATATCCAAGACGAAAACAAACAGGTCGAGATCGATCTGCTAGAGGGATTTAAAACGGGACCAACCAAGCTAGACGCCCGATCGATTACGAGGATCGTGGATCTAGCTTCGCGGATCGAAGCGATGGAGAAGGGATCAGGTACGGACAAGTGGTTCGATCCACACAGTCAGTTCCCGATTACCACTCTACCTAAACACGAAGCCTTCTTCAAGGCTGGACTGGAATACCCAGAACGCCTGTTCATGGCGGGTAACCGTGTAGGTAAGTCTATCGCTGGCTGCTATGAGATCGCGTGTCACCTGACCGGTAATTATCCGGTATGGTGGGTTGGTCGGAGGTTCGACGAACCGGTACGAGCTTGGGCTATTGGTAAAGATGCGCGCGCGGTACGAGATACTATTCAGCGCGAACTACTAGGGCCTATTGGTGAGTGGGGAACGGGAATGCTCCCGGCCCACACACTAGGCAAAGCTTTTGGTCTACAGGGCACGCCTCAGGCGATCGACGTCGTAAAGGTACGCCACAAGTCCGGTGGTTGGTCAGAACTTGGGTTCAAGAACTACCAGCAGGATATTGGTTCCTTCATGGGTACATCACGAGAAGTCGTGTGGCTCGACGAGGAATGCCCATTAGATATCTACAACGAATGTAACGTTCGATGCGCTACCGTCAACGGTATCATGCTCGTGACGTTCACCCCACTAGAAGGCTTGACTCCTATGGTTGTCAACTTCTGCAAGAGGGCAGACTTCCTAGTAGGAGCGAAGCCGATCGTTGCAGTTGAAGTCGACTCCGATATGGATGACGACAAGGCTAACTATCTAGTAGGACGAGATACTCCTAAAGCGGTAATCCAAGCGGGCTGGAATGATGCTCCCTGGCTATCCGAAGAAATGAAGCAGCGTCTTATGGAGGATACACCACTCCACCTACGCAAAGCGCGTATGGAAGGTGTACCTGCGATGGGATCGGGTAACGTCTACCCAACTCCCCTTGAGGACATTCTCGTGGATCCATTCAAAATCCCGGAGACTTGGCCTAAGATGTATGCACTAGATGTAGGCTGGAATCGTACCGCGGCTATTTGGGCTGCGCTTGATCCAGTCACCGACACGGTTTACTTCTACGACGAACACTATCTTGGGAAGGAATTGCCAGCAGTACACGCTTACGCTATCCGCTCTCGCGGAGAATGGATGAGTGGGGTCATTGACCCGGCTGCTCACGGGCGAGGACCCACTGATGGTGTCAAGGTCGTAAGGGCCTACAAGGATATGGGACTCACTCTGTTCGATGCAAAGAACGAGGTAGAGTCCGGTGTTCTTAACCTAGGTCAGAGGTTTGCTACTGGTAAGGCACGAGTCTTCAAGACTCTGATCAACTTCCAGAAGGAATATCTGCTTTATCGGCGAGATAAGAACGGCAAGATTGTCAAGGAGAATGATCACTTGATGGATACTGCCCGATATGTAATCAACAATATGGTACGTATGGGCAGCGATGCTGAACATAAGAACTTGACAAAGGGCCTAAAGTATGTCCAACCCCGATACGACATCTAACAAGATGCCATCCGACGAGGCTACTGATAGCCTAGACAACAAGCGTATCCAGATTCTTGATGGACTCGCTACGAAGATCACCGACCTATTCCAGAAGCGTTCGGCTGAACGCGTTATCAAGGAAGTCGAGTGGGAGAAGTGTCAACGTCTTTATAATTCACCTCTCAACGGTAGTCAGGCTGACACAGTACAGCCGTTCGATACCGTAAAGTCAGGCCAACAGCGCCCAGAACCCAACATCGTTCGCACCAAGTGTGACACGGCGTTGGCTAATTGTGTGTCGCTACAGTTCGCTGCGGGTGAAAAGAACTGGGATATCTTCCCGCCTGCCAACGTCCAAGATCCTACCATCACCGCGGCTTGCCGTGCGATGGAGAAGGAGATTGAGACTCAGCTAGACTACGCGAAGTATCCGATGCACTCACGTCGAGCGATCGAAGACCGCGTGATCTACGGTACTGGTGTACTGAAAGGACCGGTAAATACCGGCAAGATGTGCATCAAGTATGAGCAGGACACCACCGGTGAGTGGGTTCCTAATGTAACAACCGAGTACAGCCCTGAGGTTGTACACGTTCCA